TCACCTTTTAGAATGTGCAATTAAAAATAACAACCATATTTCTGACTTATTATCTATAAAATATTGAGTAATAATCGGTTGTAAATACCAATACTGGATAGGGTTATTAGCTGAAGTCTCTGGTTATATTTCTCCATATCCAGAAATAAATCGGACATGGAATCTCTAAAGATCCGATGATTCAATCTTTGATACCAATCAGAGAACTTATGGTATAGAGCGTTTCTTAGATAGGTGATTTCTCTGTTACTTTCCGGTGAGTTCTCATTTTGCCACAAAATGAAACTCTGTTCGATCCCAATTGTATCTGTTTGCTTGATCTCATTGAGTATGGCTAAGGATTGGTAATGATATAAAAAGGATGATTTCGAAAAGGCACGAGCCAATAAATTGGAGAGATTTTTCTCGAGTACTTGAAAAGGCTCATGTATCCGGAAATCATTCTCCAATTTTTTTCTTGTCAATCCATCTTTATTCCATTGTTTATTCATCGGTTAGAATCAAAATAGATAGGATAGGTCAATTCTTGTTGGACATTATTCATACGTATCGTATAATAAAGTTCGATAATCAGAATGCCATCTTGAATCGAAGCCTTATTAATTTCTATGCGATCAAGCGAGACTCTAGGCTCGTATAAGAGAACAGCTTTCTCGATAGCGCTTTTAATCATGGTCTCCATGGTAAGATCTAATTGTTCAAACTGATAACGATATAGTTCCGTACCGTAATCCGGACGATGTATTCGCTCCCCTGTGCGAGTGGAGAGAAGGATGATCAAGCTTTGCCGGATGTCTTCTTCATAATTAGACATGCGGGTGGGATTATCATTATGGCTGAATTCTGGGGGGAATGCCCATCCTTTACCTAAAAAACTATTTTTGTTCTGCATAAATCATTCGATTTAATTAATCATTACAACGCCTCCTTTTACAACGGTTTGGCCGGATGCGGATATTTCGGCGGTGGCAGACCCTTTTACTTTAACTCCCATTTGTGCGGAAACCTCGATATTCAAGCCATTTATCTTGGTATCTTGCTTAGACTTGGATTCGATACCCATTCCTTCTGTCTTGACATTCCCTCTTGCCTTAAATATGAGATCTTTGCCGGATTCTACCATAATTCCGTTTTTATCCATACAGACCTTGTTCTTATTAGCATCGGATAACAGAATTTGCTTTTTGTCATCATCCAATATGAGCGTGTTCTCTCCGGGAGTCCCTATTGTGATAATCTTTTTATCATCGTCCAAAGTAATTTTCAACTGGTTTTTTGTAACAATTGTCTTTAAATTATTTTTTGGATCTAAAGAAACCGGCGTTTTTCGTTTGCGACTGTACAAACTTCCGATAATCACAGGGTGGCAGGGGTCCTCATTGATGAATTGCAGGACTACCTCATCATCGACTTCCGGTAGAAATAACATGCCGACCCCATTGCTTGCGTACGGACTGACCGGCCGAGCCCATATCTCCGTCTTCTCACATTGTAACAAGGGTATATCGACTAATATAAAATTCTCGAAATCTTTATTATCTCCGATCTTTTTAACGATCCCTATTTGTAATCCTCGTATGCCGGGCAAGAAACCACTAGCTGCGGGAGCCACTACATCGGGCTCTTCGGTAATGACTACCGGATTGAAACCCATATAGACTTGTGTCTTCCATTCGCCTCCTTGTAGTGTATGTTCTACTGATTGAACAAATGCGTTTCCACTATAATGTTTGCTTAATCCTTCTAATTTGATAATACAGCCCGGAATAATAGACGCATTCCCGTAAATTGTGATGGAGCCTTGAAAACGTGCCAGACCGCTCCATAAAGCTTGCGCATCGGCCCAAGCATGTAAAGAAGCGTCGCCGATGGGAGCGTTGGTTTGATAAAGCATCACTTCATTTGCCAGACCGGATAGATCCTTTGCGGCGATATCGCCTTGGGCATTGAGAGAAGGTTTGCTGGCGGTGGCTTTGATAATTTGTTGACGGCTCACGTCCCAAGCGCAGGCTTTTGTATCTGTGTATTGCTCGGAAGCGGATATAGAACCATCGAAAGCGATTAAATTATCTCCATAGGTGATGGTTAAGACCGGGGAGGCAGATACATTCGGTTTACATACCTTGACTTGTTTACCGTCAGTGATAACGACTAATCCGTTATTTTGTGCTCGTGTGAGTACAAAATCCCAATCTGTACAATAATATTGTACCAGTTGTGGAATTTCTATACCGGTACTATCTACTTTGGCAGAAAGCCCGTATTGTCCCAGAATCTTCTTGATAACGGCATCATCTTTACTATTTTCATATACATTATTTTTACGTCCAAAGGTTGCAGGATATGCGAACCCCCTACATTCTAAAACAAATAGAGTTTGTTGTTCGCTATTGATTTTTAACTGATGGGTTGTAACGCATCCCTCAAATAAGGTGCTGACCTTATCTGTTGGACCCGCTTGAAACTTAAGCTCCGTACCCGGATTGAATATTTTGTTGTCTGGTATTTCAAATTGGCTGTTGTCGATAATATCAGCGCTGATGGAGATCGTTGCTTTATCGATCTTATTACATGCTCTGTATATTTTTGCATTGATTACGGAGTATTGCTCCGTTACATCTTTACCATTTAGGAATAGTTTGATTATAAATGAATTATCCATATTCATTATATTTTAGGGAACCATAATTGAGTTCCGGGTTTTATATCTCTAAAGCTGATTAGGTTATTAATGGAGGCAATCATTGGAGCGTAACCAGAATTTTTATATTCTTTTGCGCATAACCCGATTAGACTGTCTCCTTGTTTAAAAGTAACGAATTTACCCTCAGCTTTTTGATTTTTCTTTTTTGCTTGTGTCTCTCTACTACTAATCGCCTCTGTTAGTGACAAGGAGCCTTTAGCTCGTAAAGGATTGCCATTGGGCGAGAATAAGGTGTAATCCCAATTTAGGCTGGTTAATCTCCCCTTGAAAATGAGACTCCCCCAAATTACTTTAAGGAAGCAAGGGCTGGGTGGATCGATCTCCGCGCTAGGTAGAAAAATGATATTCTCCAAATCCTTGATCCTTTCTGTCACGGTTTTTTTCCCCGTCGGGATAATACCGGTACCATCGAAGTGTATATCAAAAGAGAGAGTGGAGGGGTTGGTGTGTTTATACTCCGGTAGTTGCTTATCCTCTTTTATGCTTTCGTCTTTCTTATAGGAGGTAGATTTGCTTAACTTATAGCTATCCGGATTGATTTGGACGGTGATATTACCCAATTTCTCGCCACCTTTGTATTCAATTGATTTATATGCCTCGATGATCAACTTTTGGTTCATGTTTTATCGCTCCTTTCTACAAGAAAAAAGGTTAGACAAATCTTTCTTGGCCTCACGAATTATCTCCTCTTTGATTTGTTGTATCAAATCACGGGAGAGAGGGAGGTCGGGTTCCTTTTTCTGTTGTGTCACTTTTGCGGACACTTGGATTTCTTTTATAGTTATAGCCATTGCTTAAATTGTTCTTTTTTCGTATCTTCTGTATCTCTTATCGACATACGGATCAAATTAGTATAAGCCATCTCCAATGTTTCAATCACCAACTCATTCTTTTGGGAATTCAATGCGCTAATGTCCCATTTTACAGGGTAAGCATTGAGCACAGACCAATTATTTAGGGGAAAATGCCCGGCATCCAGCAATGATATAGTTAAATTGACGGGAACGATCTGGGCACTTCCATTATTTTCCAATACTTTAACCACATATGTCTCTAGCACATGAGGCAAAGGCATTAAAGAACGTTTCAACACAAGGTTACCGTGCTTTCGTCGGGTAGGCACCTGATAGCTGAAACTGTTTTCTCCCCCTTCTTTAATCGTTTCCGTCTCCATTTCAAGTTGTAGTCCCGAGACCTCTTGGAAAGAGGTCTCGATCAATCCTTCGAAAGTCACGTTGAAATAAAACGCTACCGGAGGAGGGACAATATGATCAAACCTTAGCATTAAGCGTTTTCTATGGTCAATCCTTCATGCGCTAAATCTAAGGTTTCGATGGCGGCCTCGTTTCCATCGGATTTTAAGCTGACACCGGTAACCTTAGTCGGCCATGCGTTCGATAATTTCCAAACCATCGTAGGGCTTCCTGCTTCATCCAGTAAGCTGATTGTTACATCTTCTCGCTGTATTGTGTTCATTTTTATCTTGTTAAACCAATCGAATAATTTGTTATCCGCTTTGAAAACCCCTTTCTTTAGACTGACATTGCTCGTCTTCTTCAGTCCCGGCATCTTGATATTTGAGAAAACCGGGCTATTACCATGTCGGTACTCAATTACTTGGGCTTCCATATCCAGACCAGATACCTCTTTAAAAGCGATTTCCCCGAGGCTACCTAATTCTACCTTAAAATAAAAACTGGGTAACGGCCATACATTATCTTGTGCTTCTCCTGCCATATTCGTATTTCTTTAATAGGTTTTAATTCTTAAATTATCAGCTTTTTTGCATTTGTTGTTGGAATGTGATCTCGATAAATTCCGCAGGTCTGGTAATAGCCACGAATACAGATATCCTGAGGATACCTTCCAGAATATCCTCGGGAGTCATCGTGTCTCCCAATCCGATATGAATGCTATATGCGTCTTCGGGGGAAGTTCCTGCTAATCCACCTCGTTTCCATACGCCCCGTAAGAATCCGTCTATCATACTACGCATATTTACCCATGTATTTGCTACATTCGGTTCGAATACATAGGCACGGGCGGCGTTCTTGATTGATTCCTCTAGGAAGATCATCGTACGTCTTACGTTAATATAACGCCAGTCTAACGAGTTACCATCCATCGTGCGGGCACCCCAAACCTTGATTCCTTCACCGGGGAAGCTACGGATTGCGTTTACGGCTTTTCCGTTCATCGGTACGTTCAGATCTTCTTGCTCGGCATTTGTGATCGAGAGTGCGGGTGTGACTACGTTATTGATGGAAATATTCGCAGGGGCTTTCCATACTCCCCGGGTGTTATCTACCATAGTATAAAGACCGGCCATCGAAGCTGAAGGCGGAAGTAAATTGATCCTCAAGCGAATCTCTCTCAAAATGGAGCGGTATACGGAACTGACTTGGTATAATAAGGTATGGAAACGTTCCGCCTCGTCCTCTTTCATGGTAAGCAAAAGCTTGAACTTGTCCATAAGTTCATTGACAGCCTCATTCGTTACACCGGACTTCTTTGAGAATTCGTTCAAGATCAGTTCCTCCAATTTCTCTAAACTATCCTTTTCTATATTATAAAAAGTGATATCTTTCTCGGTGACGATAGATGTATTTATCCATGGATAATAGGAGGCACAGTACGCAAGGAAATTGCTACCTATATTTTCCCGGAAACTTTTGATAACCGCACCGTTTTCATCTTTGTATCCGTTGAAAACATCTAATATGGCAAAGCGATTTTTCATATCGTTACCACAGTGCATCAAAGCGGCAGTTTGAACTTTGTAACAATCGCCTTCCTCCATATATACGGCTTCCGGAACGACGACCAACGTGGGCTCCTGTTCTTTTTTTAAGGCTAAGAGCGCATTTGTAAAGTCTATGCTTTTAAAGTCATGCTCATAATCTCCTACGGAGACGATATAGCACGGTCCTCCACCGTTAGCGTAGAACAACAACATATTATAATATAAAGCATAGAACGTTTTTGGCAAAGTAAGCTGGCAACTTCCGTCGGGGAATAATACGTTTATGTCATTGGTGGTGTCCTCACTCTCGGAATCTTCCGGACGAATTCCGAATCGCAAGGTGGGAGCGAAACCGAAGAACGAATGGAACTCAGCCATAGAAGATATACGGAAAGGGATACCGGTCAAATCCTTGTTACCGTCCCGTGCGAATTGGGTATGCCCGATAAAGGCAGGGATGGCGGTAGCGACTTCTACGACTGAATTAGGAAAAGCGTTTTTCTCTATGATATAAACGCCAGGGGTTTTCATTTGTGCCATACGTTATTTTTTTAAGGATTTAGATATAAAGAATTTGTATAATAGAATTCTCGGTAGATTGTAATTCCTTTATAAGAAAACGTCCCAAAGAGGGAACAGGAACATGCCTTAATAGCATTCTTTTAGCATATTCTCTTTTCTCGTAAATCGTGATATCTGATCTTCTTTGGTAATAAGACTCTTCCTTAATCTTTATCGGATATTCTGTGCTGATACGAAAAACGTCCTTATCCATGAAACGGATTTGCTCGGGATTCTTGAAGCTAATATTTTCCGGTCCATTATCCTCCATAAAAATATCCATTGACGCATTTTCTGGATTACGAGGTATCAAGATAAAATCCCAATAGGCTTCTTTTGTGTGATAATGGATTTCTTTCTGTATTGGGCATTTCGTTTTTAATAATTCTTTGGTAACATGAATGATCACATTGAGCCGATTCAGTCGGTTATCGATAACACTTAATTGTATATCTGAATCATTTAGCTCTTCCGGTAGCAGGGATTGTGTATACAGTAAAAAATTCGGATCTTTTGAATGTGCTTGAAACTCAAGGTTGAGACCATCCGGGGAGGTTGAAAGGTGATCAAGAAGCTCTTCTCGATCTCCAATTAGTGCATATTGATTTCGACCCGTTTGCCTAAAAGGATATTTAGGTCCTCCTAATACGACTCTATTCGTTCTCCTGGGTTCTATTTCGAAGATTTCAGAAGGAATACATTCATTATAATATTCATGGCTAAATATAATGTTAATTAAAAAGTCAAATTTCATCATTGGTTTGTTTTATCGTTATAATATTCCAAAAGTAGATAAAAAGAATATGGCATGATATTAAATGCTATATGTTTGATAACATTATTTCTAATTTATTTTTTGACTTGATATTCGTTGTTTTATATCCTTGATTTCTGTTCCGTCAAAAGATATGATTCGTGCTTTACATAGGATTGATGGATAATAATGCCCTCCTAATATACTCCATATATTGCTGAGCTCTTGTATACTAATTGTTACGGGCTCGAGCGTTATGGTACCTTGGTCTGGTAATTTAAGAATGGAATTTTGTTGTAAGAAGGAGATTGAATCCGATAATATTTGTATAGATTCTAAGTATCTTTTAGATGAAAAAACAGCGGCAACCATAATATATATATTCAAGTACCATGGTGGAGATGTTTGTTGGAATGTGTTATTTTTTGTGTTCCTATAGGGGGCAGAGATTCCCATTGCTGTCTCTCGCTCTATATTCACGATAGAAAGTATGATTTTATCCGATTGATCCTCATTTGGAGTCGCATCAATACTTCCGGCTTCCACTATAATTTCTGCCCGTTCATAATAGCTGGAAAGAAATTCGTTCATTTTCTCTGCGAGTGTGTTTATTAATACGTGTATCATGGTCTTTTGCTTTATTTGTGCTAAAGGTAAGGAATAAATTTGTTTTTCTGCTTTATAATTTCATTGTCTGAATTCTTTCTAGCAAATTACCTTCGTTTCGATTCGTGATAAGAATTAAAATCGTTTTTTGATTATCATAGATAATTACGTCTTGGCGGTTTCCTGAAAAAGATTGAAAGAAAAGTTGATCCTGAGATTGGGCTATGCTTATTGTGTATTTTTTATCTACTCTTATTTTCTATTATGTGACTTCGGAAAAACACGTACGACTTTTTTCGAAAACACGTACGACTTTTCTCATAAACATGTACGACTTTCCGGTAAAACATAATCGTGTTTTTAAACTGTTAATGTTCAGTGATTTATATTTTTGTATCATTCACGCACTTATTGTATGGAAAATTATCACATCGCCACTCAATAAATCATAATATACCTCCATGTAGAAGTGCGGCATGCTATGTCTCTATAACAGGATGTCTCCAATAGGGTGAGAATCGAGTAGTATGGCTTTATCACACGTACATTATATAACTTGTTAAGTCTTGAAAAAAAACTTGAAAAATAATACTGAAAATGTTTGGTAGTTATGTTTTATAGCACTACTTTTGCACCCGCATTCGAGAGAGAACGCCGGTCCAAAATGATGAAACAAACTTTTAGAAAAAAAGTTCCGAAATAATTTGGAGGTTTAAAATAAAAGTCCTTATCTTTGCAGCCACGTTCGCAAAACGAAAGCGACAAAAGAGTTCTTTGAGAGATTTACATAATTCAACAAGTAGTACAAGTATTAGGAAAATTAATTTTCCGGATTGATACCGTCAAAGAAGTATGACTTTGGACTACAATAACGGATTCCGGAGCGAGGATAATAAAACAATTT